ATTATACTTGGACTAGCTATAGACCAGAAGTTTACAAGTCAAGACAAGCGGTAATCAATGCTATGCCAGCAGAAGTTAAAAAATGGAATGATAGCAGCAAACGAAGTTTTACAATTATTATATAAAAAGGGGGCAATTATGAAAGTATTAAGAAAAATAAGTAAAAAGGGATTGAGTGAAGTTATCAAAGGGGGCTTTGACTTGTTTATGATAAACAATGCCCTATATCAAATTGATGAGTACGACATGGCGGGTAAAAACCTGTCCATTGTGTCGCTTGATAAAGGCATAAGGGTCTTTATATCAACAAATAATAGGTATAAAAGCCTTAAAGACTTAGATTTTGAGATTTGCAAGCTCGATTATATCAGGAATGACATACAGTATTATTATAGTCAAAACCAAGCTATCAATTTTATGAAACGATTTGATAAAAGGGTAACAAATTATTCAAAGTACGATACTAAATAAAGCTATGCCAAGCTATAAATGGCAAGGGGTTAAATTATGAATAGAAAAGAACTAAAAGAACTAAAAGATTTTGGCTTTGAAAAAGACGAACTAAAAGAAATTTACACAGAAGCACAAGACAAGGACAATTTTGAGATTGGCAATTACCGCTTTGTCTCTGATGATAGCATAGACAAGACACAGCAAGATGAATTAAAAGATGATTTGTATATGCTAGGTTGTTTTAATGCTTGGTTTATAGCTGACATTTTAGAAATGGATACAGAGATAATCGAAACGCTACAAAAATCAGAAGCATTTGAAGGTATAGGTAAAATGTTATTGCCCCATATTGACGAACTACAAGACAAATACTCCAGTATGGACGGCTACGGTCATCACTTTGCGTGTTATGACGGTTGTGATAATGAATTTGACCTAAATGGAGAGCTATATCATTGTTTTAGAACTAATTAGGGGGCTTTATGAGAATAATACAATATGTTTTTGGGTCTATATCTATGGTTTTTATGGGATTAGGCTGGATATTCGCTATTCCAGCAATATATATTAAAAATAAAAAAAGAGGTGATTAAATGAAAGTAAAAGAACTAATTAAAGAACTTAAAAAGTTTAAAAAAGACAACGATGTTTTTGTAGCTATTTTCTTTAAAAAGTATGCAGAGGTATGCGAAGTAGAGCAAGTTGACAGTAATAGGGGGCATGCTCAATTAGTAGTTACATCACAAGCGAAGACAAGATAAATAAAAGGGGTGTAAAAATGATATAATTATAATAATAAAATATAAATAAATTAGTAAAAACATTATTATTATGGTATGATAAAATATACATAAATAAAACGGGGGTATTAAAATGGCAAGAAGTAAAGGAAAAATCGTACAAGCTCGGAATATCGACCCAGATATTTACGAACTTTACAAGAAAAATCTCGAGAGCCAAAACAAAATGATTGTTTGGGAATTAGGCGAGTTGCTAAACAAAGCTATGGAATTAGAAAATGACAGATTTGAGATGATACCTGAAAATAAAGGGGGTGTAAATGCTAAAGGATAAACTTCTAAAGCTATACAACGATATAGCTAAAGAACGAAGCGAAAAACAAGACAATAATGTCTTTAGGGCGTCAAGTGCTGGCAGGTGTGCAAGGGCTTTGGCGTACCAATGGCATGGCTTTAAACGTGAACCTATGCAAGCTCGTGGCATTAGAGTTTTCAAACATGGTGATGTAATTGAAGAAGCTGTCGATAGAGATTGCGATGAGTATAAAGAACGGTACGGAGAAGATATACTTACTGATAGACAACTCGAGGGGCAATATATACTACCGCAGACCGAACAACCTATAACAACTCACATTGACGGGATTACAAAACACGAAGGCGAAGAAGTGATAGCCAATATCAAAACTTCGGCTGACGGAGGTTTTAATATGGCTGAGCGTGGTATGTTTGAATATTCACACGCTTGTCAAGCTCATGTCGAGATGAAAGCCATAAATGCAACACACAATAAAAACATCAATAAGGCTTTGTATTACTACTATAGAAAACAGACTTCACACGACGCTGAGATAGTATGCCAATTTGACGAAAAGATAATGCTTGAAATTGAGAATAGATTTAGGAAAGTTTTAGCTTCTACACCTGAAAATCTACCAGACAGAGAGCTAGAACAGTACGGGGGCATTAAAGAAGAACAGAGCTTTCCTTGTACTTACTGTGGTTATAACAAATATTGTTATCCTGATAGAGTTACAATGATAATAAAAGGCAAGCCAAAACTATGCAAGACTGATTATGTTCCTGCAATAGTAAAGCCTAGAAAAAAAAAGGGGGAGATTAAATAATGCAAGAAAAATTACTAATTGAAAAACTAAACAGAACAGATAAAGATAGGGACGGAAACGAGCTAGTTAATAAACTAGGCAAGCCATACACAAGGCTTGGAGTTTATGCAAATGGTAAATGGTATTCTGGCTTTTCTGATGATTGGAACTCAGCTTGGGTTATTGGTGATACTATAGAAGTAACAACTGAGAAAACTACTGGCAGAGATGGCAAGACTTACTACAATCTTATAGCACCTGAAAGCAAAAAAGCTCAATCTATAGGTATGCAAGAACAGCTTGATAGAATAGAAGCCAAAATCGATAAAATATTGGGGGCGTAAATGAAAAAACCAACAAGTATAAACGGTTTTATTACAGACCAAGCCGACAAGGTACTTAGGGAGAGTGCTGTCGTTGCCAGAGATAAACACGCTAATAATTTAGGCGAACAACAAGCGTTATATTGTCATATTGGGTCACAAATTACTGCTAATATTCTGTTCTCGCTATGGTGTTCTATTAAAATTATGGGTGGTACAGACCACGCAAATGACTGGATAGATGAACTGACTGTAAAGATTAAAGATAAAATAAATCAAAAAGGTGATAAAGATGAAAAATGAAGAAACTAAAATCAATAACCTTAACAAAGTATTTGATGATATTTTTAAACAGTTTTCTAAGCCAGTACCAGAGATTACACCTGAAAATTTTTCAAGGGGTATGTTACAGGAATATCTTAGAGAAGTTTTAGATATATCGCCATTAACATTAGAGCAGGAAATTTATAAATTCGTTTGCAATAACAACGAAGCAATCGAGCCTGTTTTATCCGCTGTCCGTATGAAAGAAGGCGAGATGAACGACGGCTTAGAGCTGGCTGGTGAGTATGAAAAAAAAAAGGTAGATACTAGCGTAAAGGTTGCGAAGGTTAAAACCTATACGACAAAATCAGGAATAACGAGGAGAGCTACAACAAGAAGGTCACATAAAAGAAAGTTGAGTAAATAATTATTTTTTGTTGACAGTTTTATTTTATTAGGAGATTATTATTTTATGCTAACGGTAACAAAATGTATTATTATTGGTTATAACGACACTGGGATTTCTAATCCGTTAGCAACAGTGTCTTGTAATAGCAGGGTTGGGTTTTATGAGCCTAGCCCTGTTTATATTTTAAAGGAGTGATTGTTTTGGATAAAGACAAACAGGTTTATTACTGGATTATGCTTAAAGATGACTTCTTTGAAGATGAAGCGATTAAGGTAATTGAAAGTATGGACAATGGCAAAGACTATGTTTTATTTCTGCTAAAGCTCTATATCAAATCTGCTAAAAAAGATGGTTATTTAAAACTAACAGAAGCTATCCCTTATAGTCCTAAAACATTAGCAAGTATCACCAGCACAAATATAGATATAGTTGATAAAGCTATTAAAATATTCCAAGACTTTAATCTTCTAAGTGTTTGTGATGATGGAACTATTTACTTAAACAGGATTAAGGAAATGGTTGGTAGCGAAACTCATTCTTCAGTTAGAAAAAGAATATATAGAGAGAAACAAACGGCAATAGAAAACAATAAACAACAAGGTGTTTTGGGACAAAGTCCCAGTGATGTCCCGCCAATGTCGCACAGAGTTAAGAGTAAAGAGATAAGAGATAAGAATATAATACCAGCAGAACTGGTTAGTAAGTTTGAACTAATATGGGAGAAATATCCTAAGAAGCTAGGAAAGAAAGCTGCGCTTAAACACTACTCTGCTACTGTTAAAAGTTTAGATGACTTTACCCTAATTGAAAAAGCATTAGTTAATTACACAGACAGTTTACGCAAAAATGGTACGGAAGATAAATATATCCAGAATGGGTCAACATGGTTTAATAATTGGCATGATTGGATAACTATAAATAAAAAACAAGAAATTAACGTATGGGGGGGCTTAAAAGATGTGGAATAGTTTTAACTCACAAGCAAGTACAGAATATAGAGCTATGAACAGGGGTAATATTATACCTTATCCTGTTGAGTTCCTGAACAGGTCTTTGACAGGCATTAGACCAACGGACTTGATATTTATAGGTGCTAGGAGTGGTGCTGGAAAGACAGAGTTTGCTGCTATGCTTGCACAGAATGTATCTAAGCTAGGTAAGCAGGTATATTACTTTGCACTTGAAGCAGACAGGGGTGAGATTGAAAGCAGGTTGTTATATCGTGAGTTTGCTAAGATATATTATACTGGCAAGAATTATATTCCTATTAACTACCGAGATTTTAGTGATGGTAATTATGATGGTACATTAAGGGATTATATCAAACAAGCTGGTGCAAACTGTAACAAGGTAATGCAAAACGTAAATATTCTATACCGAGAGGACAATTTCACAGTAGATAGTTTTGAGGAGCAGGTTGGCAGTGTAAAAGAATATGCAGACCTAATCCTATTAGACCATGTCCACCATTTTGATATGAATACTGACAGGGAAACGCAAGAACTTAAAAAAATAGTTAAGCGGTTAAGGGATATAAATATCCTAATCAAAAAGCCAATAGCCTGTATTGCACACTTTAGAAAGTCAGATAGAAAGACCCAAGAGCTTGTACCAGGGTTTGAGGATTTGTACGGTAGTAGTGAGATTTCCAAAGAAGCCACACAGGTTATAACACTAGCCCCGATAACACACGAGGGATTGTGTCAAGCACTCAACGCAACCATAGATGTTAAAGATATGCCGTTGGCTCACGAAGCTCCTACACTGTTTAGAATACCAAAGTTTAGAAAGTTAGGGTCTGTAACAAAATATGTCGCTTTGGTTATGTATAACAATAGGACTAATAGTTATAACACAGGTTTTAAATTATTTAGGTTTAAAAAGAATGGCATGGAGTTAGAAGCTGTGGACACCCCTGATTTTATGCAAGAGTTTAGAGCGGAGGACTTTGATAATGGAAGTATTTAATGGCACACTAGCTGATATTAAGAAAGTCTATCCTAAAGAACTTGATGAATGGGGTTATAATATTGTAGTTGTTAACAAGATGGGTTGTAGTTCTTACGATAGTGATTGTAATACCTATCCTAACAGAGAGCCTTACTTATGTCAGACACGAAGTCAAGCCGATGAATATTGCAATATGATTATTGACGGACTAGACGCTTATGAAACAAGCATTAAGAACTCGGGGGGGGAAAATGACTAAATCAGAGTTAAAAGAAAAACTAATCAAATCAATGGATAGGTTCAACTTGCTACCACATCCCACTGAGAACAGAATTATCAGCACCACACAGTTTAGGCTTTTGAGTACTATTCTAAACGACATAACCGAAAAAGACTTAATAGCACACAGTAGTGCAATCTATACACTACAGGCAATAAAAAACAAAAAGATAGTAGCAGGGTTGTTTAGGCGTTACCCATTACTACCGATAAGTGACGAGCTAGAACAACATGATAATTACATAGCAATAGCGTGTTCATTTCCTAATTATGCTGAGGACATATTGATATATGGTCTCACCCATTTCTGTCATTATGCCAATAGAAAGCCAGTGTCATTTAGGGAATGGCTATCATGCTTTAGACAGCCATACCAGATGATGATATTTACACTTTGTTCTGGTCCTAGATGGACAATCGTGTCGTTTTTAACCATATTTGGCTTTATAGGCTTAATTCACCTTTATTTGACCATAATCATAGAGTCACATAAAAGTAAAGGGGCAACAAGCGGTAAGCTATTATTGTGGATTTTTGATAGGTGTGAGGCGTTTAAATGTCCAATCCTACCTGCATTGTGGTACTACAGATACCGAATGAAAAAGATGTATGGTCCTAATTATACACAGGAATTGTTTAATATATACTATGGTAATGGTACTGGTATGGAAGACCTTGCCAAGTATGCCGAGGGACTATGAACTGCGAAACAAATCTATGTAGAGTTATAGAAACCTTCTATCAAGACGGGTATAGGACCACCAGGTATATCTGTGATGACTGTGAGGGGATATTGCGTACAGATTATTCAGAAGGCGATAGTCACCCTGCAAAGTATGTTATGCCATTTGGTAAGTATAAGGGTCAGGCTCTTTTTGAAATCAACAAGATTGACCACCCTTATTTAGATTGGGCTAGTAATAAACTAAACAATGACGAAGTAAAAAAAGCTATAAGGGCTTATCTCTATCCTGTTAAAATACTTTATGGAGTAGAAGGAAAATGAAACACAAACCTATTGTTAAAAATGGCGTTTATTTTAAAAAAGAAGTTGATAACAATTTCTTGTTCAAGAAAACAAAAAGCATATCTATCAGAGCAAGTGAATTAGAAAAAGCTGAAAAAATAGTTATTAACCTAGTGCATCTAGGTACGATAATATCCGCAACAAAAGAAGAAATTAAAAACTATAGGGATGTAAGGACATATAACGGTGAAGTTAAGTATTACTATCCAATAATAAAATGGAACATAGATAGTGGTAATGTAAACTGGACTGAGAGGTTTATGTAGATGAGAAAGAAAGAACTATTTGTGCATAAAAATACTATTGAAGAAAAGCTAAAAGACATACGCTACTATATACAAAACCATATTAAGCCTAGTTTTTGGGTTAGTATAGTACCAGTATCTACATCAAGGACAGCACAACAGAACAGTTTTTTTCATGGACCACTTATTGACGCATGGATAAGACTATCTGGTTATTCAGAAGAAGAACAGAAAGGTGTTCTTAAAGACCACTTCCTAAAAACAGAAGTCGCTCCAGGAACGTACTATGTTAAAGACACAAAAGACTTAACAGTTGCCGAGATGTCTGAGTTTATAGATAAGTGTATTGACCTGCTGTTTCAAGAGGGGGGAAACCTTACAGATAACGAAGGTCAACACTTTGGGGAGTACAAAAAACTAAAAGTAGGAGGTGGGAAGTAATGGACAGAACTATCTTTACTATGGGAGCATTGATACTGGTGTTATTACTGGTCGTTATCGGTACAGGGATAGAGAAGGAAGAACTAAGTAAGGAGTTAAACGCTTACAAGACTATGGTTAAGAGAAGTTGTAACTGCCACCCTTACAGGAGTGCAAAATGAAAAAATATAAAGTATTAAACAAAGACAAGACTAGCCCGTTTCAAAACTTCAAGTATAAGCTAGGCAAAGAATACCATTGTCCAGAGATTGATATGTGTGAAAACAATGGTTGTTCTAACGGGCTGTATGCCACTGATTTAGAGGGTATATTGTATTCTAATCTGTCTAGTGGCAAGCAAGTTTATGAGTGTGAGGTGAGGGGTAAAGAGGTTGTTATAGACCAATTTAAACAGAGATTTGAATACTTAAAATTGATTAGAAAAATCTCGCTAAAAGAATTAGAGCCGTTGCTTAAAAAGGAAAGCAAGAAACTTGGCTATGATTTAAATAGGGCTTTAGTGCCAGTTAATCCCTTAGCTTCCAAGCCAAGTAAGCCTACGAAAAAAGATATAGCAAACCTTAAAAAGTGGGACTCTGTGCGGGACTCTGTGTGGGGCTCTGTGCGGGACTCTGTGTGGGGCTCTGTGTGGTACTCTGTGGGGGACTCTGTGGAGAACTCTGTGCGGGACTCTGTGTGGTACTCTGTGGAGAACTCTGTGCGGGACTCTGTGTGGGGCTCTGTGTGGTACTCTGTGGGGGACTCTGTGGAGAACTCTGTGCGGGCGTATATATCCAGCCTATTCCCTAACATTAAGGACTGGAAGCATATAGACCACAAGAAAGGCGTAAACCCTTTTCAGTCATGTATAGATTTATGGCACAGAGGCTTTGTACCAAGTTTTGATGGGACAACTTGGAGGTTACATTCTGGTAAGAAAGC